CCTAAAGGGTCGTACTATCATGGCTTACTGTCTTACTCGTGAAGACGGTGATGGTGCGTGGCACAAAGACAATATTCTTTGTATAGAACGACAGGAACATTTTAAAAGAAGCGGACAAGCAAAAAAGGAAAAGAAATGGCGACTAGAACTTATGACGAGAAGTTAAAAAATATCTGTGATTGGGTGGAGATTACCAATCATCATTGGCATCGTCTCAAGGGCGAAATGTTCAATGATGAACAGTTTTGGGATGACACCCTACACTCTATGACTAATGATGATTGGTGGGATTGGTGCGACATTGCCCCAGCCCTAAAGATACAATATGCTAAAGAGTGGCGCAGTTTGCCCAAACTAGACATCAGCACTGAAGAAGTCAAACGAGATTTGATGCTGGGCAAAGCACCTACCAAGCGAAGCCGTAAGGGTAAAAACTTCCAAGCATTTCGTTTGCTGATGAATATCAAAGACTTCATAAACGAAATTGCTGGAACACCCACTAAAGAATACACAGCCAAGGACAGAGAGCCACAACCTCAACCTACACCCAAAGAAACTCTGTTCTCATTTGAATAATGTTTGATCCTGACTTTGACCCACTTAGAGAGTTGCATCAAGCACAGAGCAACATACAGCAATTGGCAGCGGCATACAATAGCCATCAACAACAAATTGAAGAACTACGCAAAGCCGCTGTCAATCACGCCAAGGTACTAGATGAAATACTCAAGCAGAATCATCTATTGCACCAAATGATTAAAGACAGGCAAACCCAGCCATAATTTACATCTTGTGCCATGTGATACATAAATATCTACATGGACGCACAAGAAGCTCGTGAGTTGGGCCTAGAACCCGCCACCGCAGAATCAATTGAGAATCAAGAAACCTTTAGCATTCTTCCCTACGAAGAACCTAAAGTAGATCCCTCTAAGACTGGACCCTCACCCAAGAAGTTGGTGGCTGTGGAAGTCTATGGTTATGAAGTGGGCAGAGGACTTCGCAAGAAGGTAGTCACCCCAGAAGAAGTGTTTAAATTAGCCGCTCTAGGGTGCAGTGATAAAGAAATTGCCCTATGGTTTGATGTGGCATATGAGACGCTGAGATACAATTTTAGTGATATCATAGCAAAAGGGCGTCAAGAAATGAAGACAGCCCTGCGCAACGCCATGTTCAAGAATGCCATGAGTGGCAATGCCGCACTACAAATCTTTCTAGCCAAGAATATGTTGGGCATGAGCGACAACCCCAGCAACAGTGATGATACCAAGATACTGCCCTGGACTGACAACGAATAATGCCACTTAGTCCAGCACAGAAAACAGTATCAGAAGATGCCACTCGCTTTCGTGTTGTGGTAGCGGGCAGACGCTTTGGCAAGACACATCTGAGCGTGAGAGAGCTTTGCTGGCACGCTCGTGAGCCCAACAAAGAAGTGTGGTACATCGCGCCAACCTACAAGATGGCACGACAAATTGTATGGCGTAAACTAAAGAATCGCCTACAAGACTTAAACTGGATAACCAAGACAAATGAAACAGAACTCTCTATTACGCTTAGGAATGGCAGTATTATCAGTCTCAAGGGCGCTGATAACTATGATAGTCTACGCGGTGTTGGTTTGGATTTTATTGTGCTTGACGAGTTTGCTGACATTGATCCTTTGGCTTGGTATGAAACTCTTAGACCTACTTTATCTGATAAAGGTGGGCGTGCTTTATTCATTGGCACACCTAAAGGCATTGGCAACTGGGCGTACGAAATCTACCAAAACTCCCTAGACAATGATGCTTGGAAGAGCTATTCATTCACTACCATTGACGGTGGCAGAGTCCCAGAAGCAGAAATAGAAGCAGCCAAGAAGGATCTAGATGAAAGAACCTTCCGCCAAGAATACCTAGCAACCTTTGAAACATTCTCTGGACGCATATACTACGCATTTGATAGAAATCTAAATGTTCGTAAATATGAAGGCGCAACACCAGATGTAGTCTATGTTGGCATGGACTTTAACATAGACCCAATGAGTGCAGTAGTGGCCCTTAGGCATGGAGATACCCTACATATCATAGATGAAGTTAGGCTGTTTAGTTCTAATACACAAGAAGCAGTATCAGAAGTTAAACAACGATTTCCTCGCTCCAAAATATGGGCTTACCCAGATCCAGCAGGACACCAACGCAAAAGCTCAGCAGGTGGAGCCACTGACATAACCATATTGGCAAACGCTGGTTGGATTGTGAAAGCACCTCGTCAGCACACACCAGTCCGTGATAGAATCAATGCTGTGAACTCAAGATTGTGTGATACAACAGGCATTAGACACTTGTTTATTGATCCTAAGTGTAAATATACTATTGAAGGTTTAGAGAGACAAGTCTACAAAGAAGGCAGCAGTCAGCCTGATAAAGACGGTGGATACGATCATATGAATGATGCCATTGGCTACATGGTTGATTATCTATTCCCAGTGCGCCGTGAAGTTGAACTAGATACAACACAACCAAGACGCTGGAGCCACGCTCTAGCCTAACAGGATAACTAATACTATGAATGTCATACAAACGCTGTCAGATGAACTTAGTAGACTACTTCAAGGTAATCTACTCTACGAAACATATAGCCCCCAGTGGCGCTACCTACTAGAAAGTTATGTAGGCGGACAAGAATACAAAGACGCACAACATCTAACACGCTATCAACTAGAAACAGATGCAGAATATCGTGCTAGAATACGCACAACCCCATTAGAAAATCACTGCCAATCAGTGATATCAGTTTATAATTCATTCTTATTCCGTGAGGATCCAGACAGAGAGTTTGGCAGTATAGAATATATGCCAGAACTAGAAGACTTCCTTGCAGATGCAGACTTTGATGGTAGAAGTCTTAACTCATTTATGAAAGATGTTTCCACTTGGATGAGTGTGTTTGGACACGCTTGGATCATTGTTTCAAAACCCAATGTAGGTGCTACCACAGTGGCAGATGAGCAGAGTATGGGTGTTCGCCCATATGTTTCACTATTAACTCCTATGGTTGTGTTAGACTGGCAATACCAGCGACAGCCATCAGGCAGAGTGCGTCTCTCATACCTACGCTATCTAGAAGAAACCACAGGCGATATCAAGACAGTTAAAACATGGACACCTGATGTTATCACAACCACTGTGATGGATACCAAGCGAGATGTTATTGTAGAAACCGTTGAAGAAGTCAATGGACTAGGAATGATTCCAGCAGTCTGCGCCTACAATGGCAGAAGCATTATTCGTGGCTTTGGTATCAGTGATATTGCAGACATTGCTGATGTGCAGAAGTTTATCTACAATGCCACAAGTGAAGTAGAGCAAAGCATCAGAATGGATTCACACCCAAGTCTAGTAGCCACGCCTGAAACTAAAATAGGCAGTGGTGCTGGTGCTCTTATTCATATGCCAGATAATCTAGATCCAGGACTTAAACCTTACCTACTAGAGTTTGGTGGCGCCAGCATTGATTCAATTTACAAATCAATTGAACACGCCATTGGCAGCATTGACAAGATGGCTAACACAGGTGCAGTTCGTGCCACTGAAAGCCGTACAATGAGTGGTGTGGCAATGGAAACAGAATTCCAATTACTCAACGCCCGCCTAAGTGAGAAAGCAGACAATCTAGAATTAGCAGAAGAACAGATGTGGAACATCTGGTGTGCTTACATGGGCACAGTCTGGGAAGGTGAAGTAGATTATCCTGGAAGTTTCAACATCCGTGATACAGAAAAAGAAATCAGCCAACTTAAGATTGCCCGCGATACTGCTACCAATCCTAAGATTCTAAACCTTATTGATGGCAAACTTGCTGAGTGGTTAGGTGAAGAAGAAGATATTATCTTTGCTGAAGACATGGCTGCTGCCAATCTAAACCTACCTGCTGAAACTGTATTTGAACCACACATTATGATTGATCCAGAGACAGGAAAAGAATACATTGCTCGCACTGAACAAGAACATCTTGACTATATGGCAATGGGTTATACACATGATGATGAATAAGGAGCTTGTTATGGGAAGAGGTCGTGGAAGAGGTACTGGTAAAAAGCCACCAAAGCGTTAATTGGCTTGAATACTTTGAGAGCATACAGAAAGAATGTCCTTGGAGTCTTAGAGCATACAAAGCGGGCGCCATTGACATAGACTATTGGAGTCGCACAGATAGCATACAGCCCCTGGGAGCATTTCAGGCTAGAATGTATATTGTAGACTATCCAGATTCAATAGTTGAAGCCATGGCACAAGAATTAGATTGTGATGATATTGAGTGTGAATGGTTGTTTAGTTATCCTGGCTATGGTTGTTATGCAACTCCAGTCAAGGTGCTTATACAACAGAATAGAAAGCAGTTAAACGATATTAGAACAAAATTGAATCCTGGGAGCGAATCCAGTCAGGCTTAGTCATTTATAGTGTGATTAAGCCTGCGACATATAAATAACACTATTAAACATTACTCTTAAAGGAGGCGAAGGCGACAATGGCCCAACAAGAAACATTGGCAACAAACGACGCAACTGATGCGGCAATCTTACAAGATGAAAATCAGGCACAAGCGACTAAGACTTATACACAAGACGAAGTGGATGGAATGATGGCCCGTATGAAGGGTTCATTACAAAAGAAACTTCTCAAACCCTATGAAGACTTGGGTGATCCTGAAGAACTCCGTGCATTACGCACAGAAGCTGAAAGGCGACAACAGGAACAACAGGTTAAGAAAGGTGAGTTTGAAACTGTGATTAAAGAGTTAGCCGCTAAAAAGGATGCTGAAATCCAAAAGAGAGACAGTATCATTAAAGAATACAAAGTCAATGTGCCCATTCTTTCAGCCGCAGCCAAATACAACGCTGTCAATGCTGAACAGGTTAAGGCACTATTATCAACTAATGTACGATTGAATGATAGTGGTGATGTAGAAGTAGTGGATGCTAAAGGTACCGTTCGTTATACGGACAAAGGTGAAGCCTTACAAGTAGAAGATTTAGTAAAAGAATTTCTTGATACTAATCCTCATTTTAAATTAGCAAACCCAACGACTACTAACACCAAAAGTAATTTCTCAGGTGGATCCAGCAAAGTAGATATTAAATCACTGGACATGAAAAATCCAGAGCACCGTAAAATCTATGCGGATTACCGCAAGAAGAACGGTATAGCCTAATACACATCAAGGAGAATTATTATGGCAGGTTCAACAACATTATCAGGATCGTTAGACGATCTATTACCAAGCATTGTTCAAGAAGCAATGTTTGTTGCTTCAGAAAGAAGTATCATGCGTGGTTTGGTACGCAACTATTCACTGGCACCTGGACAAGGTAAAGTAGTGACAGTTCCTATCTACCCACAGCAAACAGCAGCCGCATTAACTGAAGGTGATGAAATTTCCAACACAGCAGTTTCTACAAGTGCTGGAACTATCACTATCAGCCCTAAGGCAATCCGCACATTAGTGACTGATTTGTCAGTTCAACAATCCGCAAGCAATGTTATTGCTGACTTGGGTCGTTTATTTGGTGAGTCAATTGCTCGCAAGATGGACGCTGACTTAGGCGCATTGTTAGCAGGTTTCTCTACAAGTGTTTCATTCACAAATGATTACACAACCAACATTGCAGCCGCTAACATCTTTGAAGCAGTGGCTAAACTCCGTGCTCAAGGTATTGGTATGGATGGCATCGCTTGCGTTCTACACCCAGAAATTGCTTATACTTTGAAGAAAGTATTGACAACTGGTGGTACAACTGCATTCACAGCAGGTGGCGGTGTTTCTGAAGTGGCTAACGAAGCAATGCGTATGGGTTATGTTGGCAATTTGGCTGGCGTTCCAATTTACGAATGTGCTAACATTGCCTATGTGACTAACGCTGGTGATTATCCAGGTGCTGTATTCCATCGCGATGCGTTGGGTCTAGCATTGGTTGGTGAT